TGCTAATACTACACTTGTGCCTGAAGTTGCAGTAAAGTCAGCATTTGCTAATTTTACACCATTTAGGTATACATCAATAAATCCTGCGTCATAAGCCATTGTAGCACCGTTTGCGTCAGCACCAGTAAATGTTGTCTGATTAGCTGTTGCTGTGTATTCAAAACGATTTGCAGTGCCATTGACTGTGCTACCTGCCGCCGCCCAACCTGACGATTTATAAACTTTAAGTTCATTCGCCGTTGTATCGAAGTAGAGGTCTCCGACATCATTTGATGAAGTTGGAGCACTACTTAAAATTCTGTATCTTTCTGCAAACGAGTTTACTCCTGATAAATTAGAAGCAACACTGTTTACGTTTGCTATAGAACCACCAACATTATTAACATTAGCAATGTTTGTAGCGACTGTACCAATATCTGTTGCGTCATTAGCTACTGCTGTAACATTTGAACTAATACCTGCTACTGTAGAAACATTTGCTGATATTCCTGCTACTGTTGTAATGTTTGCCGCAATAGGTGCTAAAGTTGATACTCCTGAACTAACACCTGCCACACTTGTTACATTAGCACTAATACCTGCTACTGTTGTAATGTTTGCATTATTACCTGCGACTGTATTAACATTCGCTATATTTGTTCCAACAGCGTCAACATTAGTAATACTGTTTGATACAGTATCAATCTCTGAAGTTGTCTCTTGTAAATCTAACGCCGCAGTTTCTATTTCTGAAACTGTTTCGTTTAAATCATTAGCTACTACAATTACTTTAGCAATATCTGCCGCTACAGTATTTACATTAGCTATGTTGGTTGCAACTGTATTAATGTTTGTTGCATTACCTGCAACTGCTGTTACGTTACTAGCTATACCTGCTACTGTCGTTACGTTAGCCGCAATAGGTGCTACTGTATTAATATTCGCAATAGTACCTGTAGTTAAATAAGTTGTAGTTAGCCAGTTTTTAGTTACTGCGTCTTGAGCGTCTACTGGGTCTGCTACATTAATAAGTCTTTTGTTTTGTACGTCAAATTGAAAGTTTGTATTAGAAACTTTAATAACGTCATTGGCGTCATCAATCGCCTCTTGTCCCATAAAGAACGCTTGGTCTGAGTCTGTGTCTAAATCTGATTCTGTTAATACTGAACCTGACGCATAATCAACAAGTTTAGTTCCTTGAGATGTTTTTCTTCTAATTTCGATAGCCGCCGCCGAAGCAGGTGGGCTGTTAAATGTCAGTGTTGTCCCTGCCGCATTTAAAGTATATGCAGTAGAAGCAACCCCTGCAATAGTTACTACAAGGTCTGCTGTACTTCGATACGAAAATGGTATCGAATAGGCTGACGTATTACCGTCACCAGTATACCTTACAAAACTATTTGCCATATTGTTAAACCTTTGTGTTATTTATCTCTTCTAAAAGGGGTACTTTATTTATTTAAGACTTCTGAAGTAATTATCTGAGGCTTCCTTGTATTTTTCAATTTGGAATAAATTTCTAATTTTTAGCTTTTTTTCCAATACAGGAAATTCTTTCCACATCTGAGCGTAAGCCATGTTTTCAAAAGCGTCTACTATTGAAAGTATATGTTTTTGCCTAGCGTCATCTCCTGCAACTACCCCTGTTGGAAGTCTATACATTTTACTTCTTGGGTCTTCTATTTGCATTTCTATGAACTGTTTAAGATTATACTCTTTACCTTTATACTTAATAGTCATAGTGCCTTTAAGTTCTAACCACCTATCATAAGCAGTTTGTCCTTCAGAGTTTCTAATTTCTCTTAAATTAACATTTGTATGTTTATCCATTTTAGACGGAGCTCTATATTCAAATTCTCTATCTTTCATAAAATTTGCAATAGCACTTGTTTTCCATTCAGTCATAGCAAACGGTGTAGACCATAATCCGCTTTCTCCACCTAATCCAAATAACCAACCTTGCTTTCTATTAATAACTTCACCAAGCATATTTCTTTTTGGCATAGTTCTATCCATATCTGCAAAAGGATTAATTGTTCTTATTTGGTCTGCAAAATCCCAAGTATCTCTTTCAAAACCGTCTGTAATTCTATTTTTGTAACGAATACCACTTGATAGTGGAACTATTTTACTAAAACCTCTAGCAAAGAATCTTCCTGAAACTCTTTCAGGGTCTCTGTGATACATTAAACCGTCACCTAAAAATGCTTCCGCAGTTTCTAAAATGTTTTTTGTATAAAATTTAGAAGTTAAATTTCTAGTTAATGACATCATTGTTACCATAGCTAATTCAGTATATTTATTTTCTACTTCTTCAGGTAAATCTTCATTTGTTTCTAAGAAATCATTTATACCTTCCATTATATCTGCCGCTACAAAGAAAGGTAAAAATATTGGGTCTAGCCTATTAAGGGAAACATATCTAACATTACCGTTATCATCTTCCTGCCTCATAGAATAAGGTTGCCACCCAGTTGTAGCTTCTCTTTCTTTATTTTGTTTCCAATCTCTTGAACCACCACCAGTAAATTTTCCATTAGCCGCCGCTAAGAAAGCTGAAGTCCATAATAACCAACCCATTTGTATTCTTGCGTTTGCTTCTGCCGCCATTTCGTTGTTTAAATATTTTCCTGTTTTAGGGTCTTTAGCTAACATCTGACGCATTTGTAATTGATATTTACCTGTAAATCGTAAGAATGGAATAGAAGGCATGTGTTGAAAAGTCCAACGTAATAAGTTAGACGGTGTATTTATAAAGTGTAAACCAAATGCTCTTGACCACCTGTGTCTTGCTGTCCATGCTAAAATTTCACCAGTAATCCCACCTTCTTTTTTACCTGTTAATGGATTAACTGAGTGTGCTGATTGCGTATATGTTGATTCCCTTGCATATTCTAAAGGGTCATTAATTCTAAGTCTGTCTGCTTCAGTTGCAGTTTTTATATCTTTTGTACTAATAGCTCTACCGTCAGTCTCTTGGTAGGTTTTCATTAATTCATTATATCTAGCTTTATATGCTCTTTTATTTTGCCAACTTGGAAGTAAACCACCTAATGCTGTTAGTTCAGGTTGTTCTCTCATAATTCGAGAATTTACCATTGCACCTGCTCTAGCTTTAAACGTCATTGTTTTTAAGAACTCATCACCTGCTGACAATACTCTCATAGGAGCTGTTACGATTGCTGAAGTAGGTCTAATGACAGCTCGATTTATACCTTTACCAACCATACCAAATGGTTGTTCTACCCATAAATCTCCCATTTCATTTATCCACCTTTGTAGCTGTCCTTGCCTAATATTGCTATCATGCTTCATTTGTTGTGGGTCTAAAATAGCACGTCCCATTCTAAAACCTCTGTAAAAACCATGCAAAGCGTGTAGTGTATATAAATGTGAAAAAGTAAAAGTTTGGAATCCTTCTCTCATAATTTCCCAACCTCTTGCTTTATCTTTAGGTAACATGTTTGCACCTCTAAAAACCATAACAGCAGGTTTCCAATAGATTTGTGTAAGACCTGAAATAATATTAAGAATGTGTGTATCAGGAGAAGACAATAAATTATTGTTTACATATTCTGCCGCTAAATCCCATTTGTTTACTTTTCTAACATTTTGAAGAGCCATAATAACTTGGTCATCAGTTGTAAGTTTATTAACTGCTTTCCAATATTCTTCTGAATCCGCAATTTTTAATGCTTTCATTTTAGGGTCTTCAGGATTAAATTTTAATTCTTTAGCTCTAAGAGCACTTCGTTCAATTCGTTTAGACACTAATGCTACAGCAACTTGTTCGGTTGCTTGTTTTGATAACACTACAATTTCATTGTTAAGAGCTTCACGCTCTGCCAATTCTGTTAAAATTTCTACTTTTTCTTTTTGCGTAATATTAACTCTTTCTAAGTCATTTGCTAATTTTAATGTGTCGTCCATATTCTTCAACATCATTCTATCAAGAGCTAATAATTGAGCGGCTAAAGAACCTTTACCTTTTCCTGTAAACTCTTTCATTTCTTTAAAGAGCTTTTTTGGGTCTAAATTATGTCTATCTGCAAGTTCTTCAATTTCTTTAAATGTAATATTTCCTGAATCTAATTGTTCTGCAATATCTTGTTCAGCATTAAGTAAATATTTTTTAACACCAAAACTACCGTCTTTTATTCTAGTGTAATTAAATTTTCTTTTTGGTGGTTTATCTTTAGACGTAAATTCATATTCAGCAGTTTTTCTTAAATTCTTAATTCTTTCTGCTGTTGTTTCACCTTGTAATTTATTTTTAAATTCTATTTCATCTTTTTGTTTTTCTGTTAGATTTTTGTAAAGCTGAGGTCTTTTCTTTTTATCTGCTAAATCTGTAAATAATCTTTTTCCTGTAATATCACTTCTACCATAGTTATGTAAATCTTCTAATTGTCTAACGGCTGTATTTTTTGCACCTCTATTAGCCCATTTAAAACCACCAAAAGAAAAAGCTCCACCAAATATTGAACCAAATCCAAAACCATAAGCAGAAGACAATGCCATTCTTTTTAAATCAAATTCACCTTGAACATTAGAAGTAATAGCAGTCTGTTGAAGCATAGCGTCATGCACACCTGCAATACCACCACCTATCATTCCTTCATAAATAGCACCTCTTTTTACCGCACCTTTTAATGCTTCTTTTTGTGCTGTTTTTTGTACTTCTTTTAATAGTCTTTCATTAATTTCTTTTGCTACTTTACCTTTAAGTGCTTCTTTTAATGCTTGTTTATATGCTTGTTTTGCCGCTTGACCACCAACACCAAAACCAATGACGTTTACTGGGTCTAGTACCATAGCACCACCCATGTCTGCTAACCAACCACCAAAACTTCTATTAGGGTCATTCCACCAGTTAGGTAATGCTTTATATGTTTCGTTTATGTAAGCAAATTCTTCAAGACGTTTAGGGTCATTTTCTGTCATTACATTTGTTAAATCCATGCTCATAGAAACAGTTTGGTTATTACGCCATGTTCTATCATTATAAAAATAATCTAACAAATCAGCATGAGACATACTATGAAATTTATCATCTGACTCTCTATAAGAATAATATGATTTTAATGTCTTATAAAATTTTTCTGTTTGTAATTCATCAAGAGCTAGAGCTTCGGTGTCTGGCGATTTTAATTCACCATTTACAGTTATCGCTGTAACAGCACCAGTGCTTGTATCTTCATATTTACCAGTTTCCCAATTAAAGTTTGCCATTATTCAAAACCTACATTGTTAGCTATATTTGCCATAACGTCCATTAATTCTGTTCTATTTCTGAATCCAAAGGCTTCAACTAATTGGTCTAATATAGGTAAGTAAGCGTCAAAATTATTTTGCATTTCTTTTATAAATTCTTCATTAATTTCAATATCACCTAAAGCCTTTTGTATGTTATCTCGAATATAAATGTTTCGTTTTACATTAGATTTCTTTTCGTCATCAATTATCCATTCTTTAGGATTATACCAATTATTTTTATCTACTGTTGGTATATCAATTTCCATGCTTTCTAAATTACTTGTAACTGTTGTTGAAAGTTCTTCAGCTTTTGCGTCTATTACTTCTTTCTTTTTCTCATTTTCTTTATTTTGTATTTCTACGTTAGTCATAGGAATTAAGTTTTCAGAATCTACTTCATTTCCTTTACCGTAAGTTTTCTCTAAGTACGCACCTATTTTCATCATGTGCTCACGTCTCTCTTCTTCAGAAGGTTCTTTACCATGTGTTTTAAAATACTCTGTTTCAAACGTATTAATTTCAGTTATCATGTAATTTTTAACTTTTCTTAAAACAGGATATGCTGTTTCTTTTAAGATAGAAGCTCCCATATTATTTGTTGTTGTAAACAATCCTTTAATCGAAGCGTCAATAGAACTCATTTGTTCAACATAAGTAGAGTTAGTTTGGTGAATAGGTTTCATACCTCTTTCCTCATTAGAACTCCAAGTAGCCCAAAACGATAACATTGTAGACGCTTTGTCAGTTGGAATACCTTGTTCAACCATTGCTTTAATCACATCTTCTGGTTCTTTGTAAACACCACTAATTACTTCCACAGTAAACTGGTCAATTTTAGTAGGGTCAGTCATTACAAATCTTGATTTATCTTTTAAATTCATAAATTGCATTGCCGCCGCAGGATTGATAGCTAACAATTTATTGTAAATTTCTTCTTGTTTTTCAAAAGATTTATTTTCTGCTGAAAATCCTTCAATAAATAAATCTTTAGTTTTTGTTTTTTCTTCATATTCTAAATCAGCTCTATTTTGATTTTTAAGTCTAACTTTCTTTTGATTAATTTGTTCTACTAATGCCGCTACATCTTCTCTTTTAGTA